CCAATGGGCCTGAGATGGTCTTCATACAAACGCAAAAGGTGGGCGTAAAACCACCTGCCGGCAGCTGGTTCTTAAGGGCCGTTTCGATATACGCCTGGTGGGTTTTTTAAAGGTATGAGTGCCATAGGTCAATTATGCTGTTTCTGTAGACAAATTGGACACAAAAGAAAGTGTGGCAATTACTGATGGCACTACTGGCCTAGTCGGTGAGCTGCTGGCTGCAAAGTGCTCAATGCTGACACCTACATCTGATGGCCGCCACATGATCTGAATGTAATCATTGGCCGCTAGATTTACAAAGAAATTTAAAGCACCGATCATGTGCGATGGGTCACCAGAAGACTTTCTTGGAGCAAGTCCAAATCTGCTGTTTGATTTGTCAATGTTTGTGCCGTTTTTGCGAAACCACACATCAACATCTTGCGTGTCATTAGTGGTGTTCTTGAATTGGATACTGAATTGCAAGTTGTATAAGCCAGCCTGAGACACATTAAGTCTTGACGAATTAGACAAGGTAACGCCATTGCTGAAGTCGGTAGTGTCAAAGGTGATGGCGTAGGCTGTGGTGGTGTTGGCCGCCGTCTGATCTGTGCCGTCTTGAAACGCCCCATATGGGTTGTTTATGTACTTACCACCACGCGGTCCGAGGATCGTTGCAAAGACTGCCGTTATCTTATTGAAGTAGACATTCAAGCCGCCAAATGATGTACCAAAGAAGCCTTGGTCATAGGCAGGCGTAGGCGTGCCAAGGTTTGGCTGCGCCGGTGTAGTTATCTGCTGACCAAGGTTTAGTGCCAATTAAGCCACCAAGCCATTTAAGTAGGTTGTCTTGCCTGCGACTTTGGTGGCGGTCAGTGACTGAGATTTGAGGTTGGATGGTGAGTATGAGCAATGCACCCACCCCGCATTTGGATCATCCCCGCCTGGCACCCAAAACTCCAATATCAATTGCGTGTATTTGAGATTGGCTTCAATCCACTCTGCCAGCTCGGGATTAGGTACGCCATCAATCTCAAAATCGCAGGCTTGGCCCTTGCAATGGTCTGAGGTGGCCGATCCTCCGGCTGCCTGATTCAAAGCACTACACCTGAACCCAGAGGATATTTTCACTGGTTTGCCAAAGTGATCACGCACTGGCTGCAAGATGTTTTCGCATAATAAACGCAATGACTCTATTTGTTCTTCATTGGGCGTATTGTCAATGTCCAAGCGTATAGCAGTCTCAGACTTCGTGAGTTCATTCAAGGTGAAGTTCTTGGATAAGTTCATTTCATGGTCCTCATGGTTTCGTAGGTTTGGATGCAGGCGTTGAGCTTGCGGATGGCGGTGTCTCCTTCGGCTGTGATGGAGACAAGATCATCAGCAGTCTTTCTGTCAAGTTCGGCTGATGCTTCTCCGCTGTTATTTCCAGCGGCAATGGAGGAATCACTGGTGGCTGATAAGGCGCACTCGGCGGCTTTGACAGGGATGAACAGCCTGCGCTCGCCACTAGCAATATCAGCACGCAACTTGTCTTCTTTAGCCTTTGCAACATTGTTTGCCTTTCGTAATGTCTGCCCATAAGTCTGCGCCACTTGTACCATCGCCTGCTCAGTCTCCCTCGCCTTGGCATTTAACGCGGCAATCTCAATCTGCTGGCGCGTGTACTCGTCATGCTCACCCTTGAAGTATCCACCGCCAAATGATGACAGCACCGCCATGACGATGCCGAGGATCACCCAAGGATTAAACAGGCTCATGGCTTGGGTGGCTCATCATTATCAATTGCTTCAGCCTTGGCGCTGGCACTGGCTATTGCCTTGACACCAGACCGGCCAGCCACACCGCCAAGCACTCCAGTGATGAAAACCATTATTGTTGAAATCTGCTGGGTGTACACCTTATCAATGGCCGCCATTGATCCATTCATCGGCTGCTGGACAAAGCTCACCGAGTACAGAAACATACCCATGGAGGCCAGCAGAATGCTGACAAGCACAACAATGACAAATGCCCAAACTCGGACTTCGATCTCGTCAGCAGTTAATCGGTTGTTTGTTTTGTATCCAATGGTAGGCATTACTTTTTCTCCTCTGGTTTAACTAGCAACTCAGGACAAGTTCCTGCTGCTGTACAAATTGGCGGCTTGCATTCCGCATTTTGCCAATTCAATGGGTCTTGACATTTGTATCTGTAACGATCATCGCAGCCAGTCAGCGCCACAAGCAGTGCAGACAGAAACCAAATTTCATACACATTCATTTGTCTTTCTCCTTTCTCTGTTGTTGATCGATTTGCCGTCTGAGTTTTTCTAGCTTTTCCAATTGCAGTTTCGCTTCGTTCTTCACCTCAAGGATGTCGATGTACAGCATAGCCCCAAGCGGAAGCAGGAGAGCAATCAATACACAAGCAGCCACCCATCCCACTATGTCTTCCTTAACTGACTGACGAACAGGAGCCACAGCCACAGGTACAGGAGGAATATAAAAGTCGCTACTAGGTACGCTACTTTTAGCTGGAAGTTTCTTTCTTCCTCCTTGCGTTGCCATAACTCCTGCCTGTTTTTTGCTTCCTGTTTTAGTCTAGCTTTTTCCTGTTCCTCCAATATGACTTCTCGCATTTCGTAGGTCTGTGAATACAGATCAGCAAGGCCAGGCGTTTGGTACACCATGATCTCTCGAATTGTTGTTGAGAGTTCTTCCATCTGCTGCCTACACATCACGCGATTCATCGCGCTTTCCATCATCTGTGCATTGCTGACACTGGGATCGTAGACCTTGGCCTTCTCCTCCTCAGTTCTCAAGTACTCAGTAAGCTGATCCTGCAAGGCCCAGAATTTACTGAGCTGCTTGATGATGTCGGCCAATCCCTCTGTCTCGTTGTAGGCAACGAATTTTTCCTTCTTTTTCGCCACAGGCTTTGTGCTTGCGGCTGGCTCTGACCCAAACAACTTTTGCAACCAAGACCTAGCAGCCTTGGCATCACCGACAACTTCTTCAACTGTGCTTTTGACTTCAAGAAAATTTGTCTTAGCGTCACGATACATGGAGCAAAGCTCAGTAATCCCCTTAACACAGGCGTTAGCAGCGAAAAGGATTGATATGGGGTCCACATCGTTACATCCCCAACAGCTTCTTCACAATGTCGGCGGCCACGCCTGGTCCAAACAGGATGGCGGCAATGACGATATAGAGCTGAATCTCAATCTTCTGCATCCTGCCCTTGCCACTCTCCAGCTTCTCTTCGATGGATTTATATCTCTCATCGCAGATCGCCTGATGGACGGCAAACTCCTTTTCTATGGAATCGCTCACCAAGGCATCCCTGTTGCTGTTGTTGGGTTCTTCTTAGCTTCAATCTGTGAAGCAAGTGAAGACTCAATTACTTCCTCATCTAGCTTGTCTTTTACCCACTCAATGACTTGAGCCTTGGTCAAAGATGCGTAGGGGGTTGTTGGCGTACCAGCTTCAAAGCTGACAGTGCCGTAGGTGGATGCAGAGAATTCACCATCTACTTTTGTGACGTTGTAATGCACTGTCGTTACAAAGTTGTCAGAGGTGTTGCGGTCAAGTTGGTTGATTGTGTAAGTTGTGGTCATTTGTTCTCCAGTGCAGTGATACGGGCGGTGAGTTGGGTGATAAGGGCTTGTTGTTCTTGGATGGACTTTACCAATGTGGGAATCAATGTTTCATGGTTGATGTTCTTGTATTCAATACCATCTGCACCAGCCCTTGATGTGCTGACACATTCGGGAAATACAGTCTCAAATTCTTGAGCAATAAAACCAGCAACATTTTTCTTGTCTTGACCTTTGCCTTCTTTCCAATCAAAGCGTCTTGGTTTCAATGCCATGATTGAATCAAGACCTGTCTCAATATCTCTTACATTTTCTTTGAGTCGTTGGTCTGAAATGGCTGAAATGACAATTGATGTGGCAAATACAGTTCGACCCAACCCAACATAGAAACGATACGCACTAGCACCCGTTGAATAAACATGATAAGTGGTTGTAGCATCTGTTGACTCTGCCCATGATGAGCTAATGTAGCCACTTCCTCTAATCATTGAGCCAACACCCAAATTTCGGGTTTAGGCACAATGTCAACGCAAGACGCTAACGCGGTTGCGATTACAGGCGGTTCAATCACAGGCATCACAGATTTGGCGGTTGCTGATGGCGGCACGGGTGCTAGTGATGCTTCAGGCGCACGAACTAACTTGGGTGCGGCGGCATCAGCAATTACGATTAGCGCGGGTACAGGGCTTTTGGGCGGCGGTGATTTAACTGCTAACCGTACTTTGTCTATCGCCAACACCGCGGTAACAGCGGGTGCGTATGGTTCTGCATCCAACACTTTGACCGCAACAGTAAATGCGCAAGGTCAACTAACAGCATTGGCGGCAACACCGATTGCAATTTCAAATACTCAGGTCAGCGGCTTGGGTACTATGTCAACGCAAAATTCCAATTCCGTAACTATTACGGGTGGAAGCA